CCAGCCAGTGCCGCGCCCGGGTTCTCGGTATCGGCCTGCTGCGTGGAAAGCTTTCGCCGCGACAGCGCGTCGGCCTCCGACACGCCATCGACCGCGGAGTCATACTTGGCCCCTAACCGCTCGGCGCCTTCCTTCAGATAGGGACCGGCAACCGGAAGCCCTTCCATCACGCCGCCGGACAGTGCGTGCAATTGACCCTGGCTCAGCGCCAGCGGATCGCGCGGCGCACTGGCTTCAGCCTCCTTCAGTTTTGCAGCGAGCTCCTGCAATTGACTGACGGACAGTTGCGACAGGTCCATTATTGCGGCCCTGCCTGCCGTTTAGCGAGCTCGGCGGCGACCTCGGCCGCAGTCGGTTCTTTCGTTGCCTTGGTGCGCTCGGCCGCCGCCGTCAGGAACGCCTTCTCACCCGTATTGAACATCGGTTTCTTGTCGAGCTCGCCGAGCTTCTCGTAAAGATTGACGGAGCCGGCATGCTGGCGATAAATCCTGGCGACCTCGACCGAACGATCGACCAGCTTGACGATCATGTTGCCCACCTTAACGCGCGCCTCTTTGCTCAGACCGGGACTGATCACGGCATCGAGGTAGAGTTGCGCTTCGTAGTTCGACGTGGCGCCAGGCTGGCGCACCAGCGGCACCAGTTGCTGAGCGATCGAGCGCAGCGCTTCGGTGTTGCTGGCGATCTCGCCGGGGTTGATGCCAAACGCCGAGATCGCCTTCGACCAGTACGGCGCCAGCGTACCGGCATAGCCGGATGCCGAATTGGCCGACAATCGTAGCGCCTCGTCGAGCAGCGGCCGCACCCGCACCATCTGCGCGGCCTGCTTGCCGATCTCCTGCATGGTGTCCTTGTCGACCGACATGCGGAGTTCTTTGGACTTGTCCTGGTCTTGATACTCTTGGAACGTGCCACTGAAGCCCTGCCGACGAGCCATCTCGTAATTCGATTGCTCTGGCGTCGTGCCCTGGCGGCCGGCAACAAATTTAGCAATCTGGTCAAGACGGTCGAGGTAGATCTTGCCGGCATCACGCACGCCGGTTGTTTGCGCTAGTTGCGCGTACCGGCTGAGCAGTGCGACATGATCAGCAACACTGCGGCCTTCCGGCACCAAGCCGGATGCGCGCAGTCCCGCCTCGACCTCTGGCGAAATCGCACCGACGCTGGGCTGCGGAATCGGCGGTTGCGGAGCTTGCGTGAGGTCCGGCGCCACCCGCGGCACCGCCGCGACTGGTTGCGACTGCGGCATGACCGGCGGCCGCGCTGGCGGCTGTGGTGCAGCCTGCTGCGGTGGTGGCTGCGGTACTGTCTGCACCGGCCGCGGTATATAGGGCGGGACCGGAGGCGGCGCCGGCAACTGCGCTTGCTGTGGCGGTGGCTGCGGTGCATTCGCCGCTGCGACCTGGCGCGGTGACACCGTCATGGTTGGGTCGGTACTGGATACCGCCTTGGGCTCGGTCTGTATCGCCTGATTGCCAGATGTCGATGCTGGTAATCGTTGCTGCGGCTGTGGTTCACCGGGCTGCGGGAATGCGCTACGGCCCAGACCTTGCAAGCCGGCCTTAATGCCGAGCTCGGCCATCACCTTCTGCAAGGCTGTGACATTGCCTAGCGCGCCAACACCACCAGCCTGCAACGTGCGTGAGCTCACCGCATCCCAGTCGACGCTGCCGTCGCCCTTCATCGGCACGCCGTCTTTGAACAGTTCGCGTTCCTTCTGTTTGTAGGCCTCCTCCAGCCCATGGTAGTATGATTTATTCAGCTTGCCGAAATCGAAATCGGCATTGGTCTGCGCTGCGTTGGCGAGCAACGCCGCAATGTTGTTGTCGGCCATGAGTTATCCCTTGCCGAAACCGGAGAACAGGCTGGCGATCGGCGTTTTGCTATAATCAAACGCCTGACCAGGCGTTTGACCAATTGGCGTACCGCCGCCGCCGCCACCTGATCCGCCACCGATGCTGCTGAAACTTGTCGGCGGCATGCCCAGTGCCAACTGCCCGACACCGAGCAGTGCATTGAGTTGATTGGCGCCGACCTTGTAGTTGTTCAGTTCCGCGCCCGCGAGGTTCTGGCCCTGTCCCGTTGCGCTGGCGTTGGCGGCGCCGCCCTGTCCCTGGAACGATGTGTTTAGCCCCGCGCCAAGCGCGCCATAAGTGTTGGCGAGCCCCTGTGCCCCCGTGCCAGCAGTATTTACGGACGCATTCAGGAGATTTGTTCGCATTGACTGATCTGCACCCAGATAAGGCTGCAAGCCAGTTTGGAATTGACCCCAATGCTGACCGGCGAGCCCCGCCGCCCGTGCCATGGCATCGCTGTCGGCGTTGCCGCTGGAAAGATTGCCGGCAGCAGCATGGGTTCGCTGTAACGCCCGTTGCGCCTCGTCGTTAGCAAAACCGTAGACACCATATTGTCCTGAATTTCGGAATATATCGGTACCGCGTTGCAGGCCTTCGACACCGTTGGCGCCAGACACATCGCCATAAACCCCTGCCCCCTGCGCGTATGGGTTCTGAGTGCCTTGGATTAGGTTTCGAGTTTCGTTTCCGTAATTCGTCCAAACGTCGGCCGCCTTGCCGTAGTTGCTTTCCAGCGCGCCACGACCCTGCCCGTACAGATCGGACAGTTGCGAGTAGCCACGTTGCAGGCCCTGATTGGCGAGCTCCGCGGCTTTTTCGGCGGTGTCGTTGCTAAATAAATCGAACAGGCCCATGTCAGGCTCCCGGTACCCATAGTCTCGTCGTGGCGTTCCAGCGCAATGTCTGGCCGTTGGTCGGCGCTACCGTCGAGACATCGGGCAATTGGCTGAGCTTCTGGTGGTTTTGGAGAAATACATACCAAGCCTGTGTCATCAGTCCGCTCTGCAGATCGACTACAGGAGTATCAATGTTAGGAAGTGGCGTTGCCATGTCAGTGGTTATTTAGCGCGCTGTCTTGCGTGCCGCCGAGCAGCGCCACATACACCTCGCCAGACACCCGCAACCGCCAGCGCCGGCCGACATTGCTGGTCTGGCCGCTTTTCAAAACGATGATGCGCTCGGCTACCGATTGCACACCGAGCCGGCGGATGATCTCGTTGCCATAAACAAACCCACCGTCATTGCTCCAGGAGATGCCGACAGTCGGCACCGTGGCCGAGGGATTGGGGCCGGTTGCATCACCGACACCCGTGACAAAATTGAAATCAGCTCGCGCCACCCGGGTGCGGTTGGGAAACTTCAGCACCGGGCCGCTCTCCATTTGCACGATTAGCGGATCGCTGACCTCGTTGTATTTTGCCTCGTCGACATACAGCAACCGGTTGCCGTTCATATCACCCGTGATCCAGCGGCCGAATGCCGAGATCCCCGAGATTGCCCGCCAGCGCGTGGCGAGGTAACTCGCCCGCTCGTTCCACTTCTGCGAGCCGATGTCGAACTCCCAGGTGAACGACGGGCACGACAGCACCCACTTCGGATGGCCCTGCGAGATGTAGACGCTCGCCTCCAGCGTGTTCTTGTTGGCCAGCTTCTCGATCAGCCGATCGAGATCCGGCGGCGAGATCTTGGTCGGATTGACCGAGCCGTTTGCCATCACCACCGACTTGTCGTCGGCGACCCAGATCAGCGCCGAGCCAAAACCGTCTTCGTGGCCGGCGACGGCGTAGCGGCCGATCAACCCGCGCTGGATCACATAGGACCGGGTGAAGGGGAATCCGCTCGGCTGTGCGGTGTTGGAATAGACCGCGCCGTGGTTTGGTCCCCAGACATAATACTGACCGTTGAACGGCAGACCGCGCAGCAACCCGCCGGTCTTGGCTTGCTCGGTGGTGAAATCCAGCGTGTTGATGCTGGTGTCGTTTAATCCCGACGCCTGCATCTTGCCGCTGCCGTAGGTGAAGATGAAATACCCGTCGAGAAAACCGACGCTATTGGGCGAGCCGACATCGACATCGGGATAGGAGCTCACCGCCGATGGCGACACGAAAAACGCGCCGCTCGATGGCGCCACACAAACGATGTCCGGCGTCGGCGTCTTGTTGTTGCGCGCCCAGAACACCTTCTCCGAGCCCGACAATGCGCCGCTTAAGACCGTCTCACTGCCGCCGGCATCGAAGATCGCCGCCTTCTCGTTCCACGCCGTGTAGAGCTGCGTGCCGCCGATCAGGATGCCGCCGCGGAAGCCGGCGTTGCTCGATACTCCGAACTGGCTGAGCCCCGGTGATTTGCGCCACACCACGGTCGGCGTCGGCATGCCCTTGGTAGCGCCGAGCGTCTTGCCAAGCGGCTCGGCGTAGCAATTCACCAGGCGGCCGGCCTCTTCCTGGTTGAAGGCGCCGGGCGCCGTGGATAGGGGGAATGGGATGTTGATTGGGGGCATTGTTATCGGGCGTCCTGCCAATAAAAAACCGCCCCGAAGGGGGCGGTTTTTCTATTCCTTGCCGAAAAGACCGGCGATCGGATACGAAGCACCGCACACCACTATTTTTTGCCAGCCATAAACGGGATAAATTCGTTAACGTCTATGTGCGTATCGCCGCGCAATTTGGCGGCCTCAAACCTTCGACTGCCATCCTCAATCATCCACTTACCGCCAGCAACGTCAGGCGGAATGGCATCGATCGGCGGAAACGGAGTTTTTTGCGCGGCATATTCCGCAATCAATTTTTGCGACCCAGGAACAGTCAGAGAACCACCCGGCATCGCACTTTCCCCGTGTTCAATCTGGGAAATTGGAACGCGAGTGGTTTTTCCCATCCCAGTCTCCGAACCAAAAAGACCTTCGGCCAAACCGCCGCCCGGTTTTACGGGTTCTTGATCAAAAAGGGCCGGGGCTAAACGGCCGCCCGGTTCTACGGCTTTTGCTTTTCCTGCTCGACCTTTTCGCTCGAAGTCGTCGAGGGCTTTTCCGAGCTCTTTCTCAAGTTCGCTCCCGTGACGACGGAGATCGGCTGTGGGATCTCGTCCGAGGAGGTCGACCAGCCTTTTACGATAAGCGGCACCGTCTTTGTCCTTTGTCCAATCGTTCCGCGCCTTGGTGATCTCGGCCTCGTGAAACTTCGCCTCGATCCCACCAGGGATATCTTCTAGCACCTTTTTAATGTCGGTTGATACCGCGTTTTCCAGGTCTTTTGCAGTCTTCGCCCCACCACGGTCGACCAGCGCTCTTATACCAATACGTCCATCCTGCGTCCTAATTGGTTGATATCCCTGGAAATGTCCGGTCGGATCTGCTGCCGTGATCTTGGCCCAGAAATCACGCAAGCCGGCATCTGTATCGAACGTGTGCTTGCCATCGGCGATAAAATCAACCGCGAAGCCCTTCGGGGCTGCGGTTCGCGGCTTGATCTTGTTTGACCAAACCTCGGTCTGTTGCAGGAGGTGACCAAGAACATTGGCAGCGATCTCAGCGCCCTGCTTTGACGAGAAGGTTTGCGCCACGGTTGACGGATTTTGAACATTCTGCCAGCCACCCGTTGCGTGAACGATGTTGCTGACATCGACACCAGATATCTTCGATGCGCGATCAATCGCGCTCTGTGTCATCCGATGCGTCAAATCATATTGATGCTCGGCCGGCAGAGCCGAGAAGCGCGCACCGTATTTTTCTGCCCATGGCGATCCTGCGCCAGGAGACAATTCCATTGCCAGGTGTCGTCTCTGGCCTTGCAAGCCCGTGGCAACATCATCGGCTTTGTTTGCCGTCAACCTCGTCATACCCATCCAGCCGACAGCCTGCACCTGTTCTGGCGTCCAGTCCTTTCGTCCTTGGAATCCGATGTTGTTGAGATGCTGCGTGAGATCGCGTCCAAAATTGCCGCGGTTCTCATACTGCGTCTGCGAGGGCGAAGTGCCGAGATCTGTAATAAGATCCTTCAAGCCCTTCTCGTCATAGCCCCGGCGCCGAAGGTGATTGATCAATTCCTGATCGACCATGCCTGTATCGCGCGCCGTATGAACATCGACCACGAATGGCGAGCCACCGGCCGGGTCATTCCCCATCCACGAACGAACATTCTTGCCTTCGGCAGAATCGACAAAGTCCGATATCTTCTGACCGACACCACCTTCGATTGGACGGTCCTGCATGACACGCCGTGCAGCGATGGTCGGGTTTGGCATGCCTCCGCCGATCATCTTATCTTCAGGCACGCCGCGCAGAACCTGTTCACGCTGCAAGAGCGCATTGCCCATTGCGCCAGTGACATCGACATTCTGCTGTGCGACAAGCCACGAACGCATGTATTGTTTTGCCAGCGCCTCGTCGCCCTTAGTTTGCTGCAAGAAATTACCGTAGATTTCCTGATACCATTTCGCAGCACTATTGATCTCATCCGGCTTCAACAAATTACTATGCCTCGCGATCCAGTCCTGGAACGTGACATCGCCGGCAACGAAGTCAGGCAGCGGAGCGCCACCAAGATCGAGTTGCGGCCCTTCCGGCGCGCGAATAACGATACGTGGATTTGATGGCTCGCCAGGCAATGGCGCGCCTGTCTGCGCCGTCTTTGCCTCCCGCGCCAATTTAAGACGCAGCCGGTCGGCAGCCTCCGCTGCCGGGAAGGCAAGACCGCCAACTTCCGGCTGAACCATTTTGCTGCCGGCCGCGCCAATCGCACCACGCGGTATTGACGCAGCACCTACACCCCACAGGTTGGCAATCAGCGGATCCATCATGTTGACCGCTTGCTGCACCGGCTCGAAGTCGGTGGACAGCATCGGATACTCACCCGTGCGCGCCATGGCCTGCTCGGGGAATTGCTCGCCGGAATATTGCTGCGAGGCACCAACAAAGCCGCGTCCGAGGTTGTTGATGTGTTCCAGCGTGTAAGCCAACGCCTTGGCCAACGGCTTACCGACATACTCCACGGGCGGCGGATTGAACGGATCGAGGCTGTAACCGGGCGCCTGCCCGCCGTCCCGCATGGTCGGCCCGCCGACCGTGATCCGCAGCGGCGCGCGATCGCCATTCGGCCATAGCGATGGCGGCTCAGCAACGGCTTGCTGCGCCAGTTGGTCCCAGAGCTCGGGCATTAGTGTTCGCCTAGAGCCTCATGGGCGCGACCACGCCCAGCAAGCCGGCGATGATGTAGACCACCACCAGAACCACAAGGACGGTCATCAACACATGGATGATCGTGGCGAACGGTGCCGGCAACGGGATTAACGGAAGTAGCATCTGTATCGCCCAGATGATGACTCCCAAAACGATCAAAAGTAGAATGATCGATATGAGCGTTCCAACCATGGCTTCACCCCTTCAGTAGTATTCCACCTCGATAGGCCCATAGCCGGCGCGTGGTCGCTTGATGGCGCGGATGCGGTTGCGCCAGAACTGCGAAGCCCTGGGATCGGACTTGGCGCCGAACTCCTCGGCCGCGGCGTCGGCGACGAGCTTGCAAAAATTGATGTAGATGTCCTCGTCCAAAGTGTCGGGATCGGCGATGTAGATCTCGTCGGCCATGAGCTCGGCGACCACGCTGTCGATGTAGCCATCAATGGTGGCGGCATCCTCGGCGGACGGATTCGAGCCCACGTCACCGCCGGTCAAGATCGCGATGACCTTGAACTGGATTTCCGCGCGGGTCTTGGACATCAGCGCTTCTTCCGCTTCAGCCAGGGCGCGTTGCGTTTGGGCGCCTTCTGCTGGGCCGGCGCGCGCTTGATCGGCTCAGGCTCGGGCTCTTCTTCGATCGGCTCTGGCTCAGGCACCGGCTCGGGATCCGGCTCGGGCTCTGCCCTGGCTCGATGCTTGGCGACGGCTGCCTTCACCACATCGAAGAATCTATTGCGTGTGAGCTTGGCAATGGCGTGCTGGTTCTCTTCATTGTCTTCGATCTCGACCGCCCGGCCATCGAAGAACGTGCGGCCGAACAATTCGACGACCTTGCTGTCGCCCTTCGGTGCTCGATACGTCACCGACACAGTCACCGGCATCGCAACCTCCCGTTAAAACGAACGGCCCGCCCATGGGCGAAAATCACGAGCGAGCCGCCGGTTAAGCGCCCAGCTACTGGGAACGAGGGCGCCAACCCTGTTTATTCCTTGGCCTCGGCCTTGTCGGCTTCGGTCTTGGCTTTGGCTTCGGCGGGGGTCGGCTTGACGTAAGCAGTGCCGCCCTCCCCGCCGGACACCTCGAAGAACCTGTTGCCCCTGAGCTTCAAGATGGTCGCCTTGTTGCCCGGGGTATCGTCATCGAGATGCTCGGCCTTGCCGTCGTGAAATGTGTGACCGAACATTTCAGTTACTTTGCTGTCGCCGAGCGGCGCGTGATAGGTCACTGAGATTTTAGCCATGGGTTTTTCCGATCAGTTGTCGATGAAGCCGGTGAGATAGAGCGCAATGGTGCCGGCCACTGCCGTGGTCGCCTGCAAGGTGATCGTCACCCAGATCTCGGTCTCGGCGGTGTATTTGTAGAGCATGCCGGTCGCCGTCGTCAGTGCAGTAGCCGTGAGGGTTCCTGCCTGCCCCATGGTCGAGGCACTGAGAAAACGAGTGGTTGACGCGGAGTCGCCGACACTGATCGTCATTGCCGTGCCGGTATCCATGTCGGTCGGCACCGCGAGGATGCCAGTCACCACAAACCCGGCCGGCACCGTGAACGCGCCGATGCTGCTGCCGGTGACGTTGTCGGCCGTGGTAATTGTCACCACACGTCCGAACGTCTTCATAGTACGAGCAAAGCCCTGCCCGCCGCTCTGGGGCTGGCCCCAGTCTTTACGAGTATATGCCATACGATTTCTCCTGATATGGCCTGTGCAGTTTCAAACAAAAAACCGGGGGCCTCACAGCCCCCGGCTAACGATCAAGCGGACGCAGGTGCTGCGACAAACCCTGTCGCCATGCCCCAGTCGACAAGACCGGTGCCGGCGGCGTTGTTGATCGGTGCCTTGGCGATCTTGGCAATGCCGAATTGGGCTTCTACGCCCAATCCCGTCACGAAGTCATAATCGCCATCTTCAAGCGTTGTCGGCCGCGGCATCTGGCCGACCGCGTAGGCCATTGCACCCTGGCCCAGCATGAAGAACGGCTCGACATCGGTCGAAGAACCGGCGGCGACCAGCAACAGGCGCTGGGTGATTTCCGGCATCTCCAGATAGATCACGCCGTCGTAGACCAGTCCGCCGCCCGTGAAGATCGGATTATTGCTGGTCGGCGAGCTCTCGCGTTCACGAGCGTCGCGATTGGCCTGGTACATCACAGGGTCCGCTTTCAAGTCTCTCATTGCCCGAGAGCCGAGGAAACAGACGTACCATTCCTGGTCAGTTTTCTTCATCTGGAACGGCGTGATCTTAGGCCGGCCGTTGTAGACGCCCGGGTTGGACGAGGTCACACCGGTCTGCATGGCGATCTGCTTGAGGTAGCTGCCGATCGCTGCCGTCATCTTGTCAGCGGTGGTGTCGCAATTGCCCGCCGCCGTGGCGAAGGTCGCGACTGCGCCCGTGGCCACGGTGTAATGGTTGCTCAACACAGCGCCGAACAACACCCGGTCGAAATTGTTAGTCAGCCAAGTGTTCTTGTCGGCGGCTTGCGCCGCTGACCAACGCAGACCGTTGACCCGATTGCCCGGTGCGATCAGGCGGCTGGACTGCACCGATGCGGTCGGGATCGACAGCAGCGCATCGATCAGGTCGTCACGCACGACACGCCGCGACCAGCCCGACAACAGTGAACGGGCAGTCGAGCGGATCGAGAACGAGCTTTCCTTATCGACCGCACGATTATTCGCGACGGCATTCCTGGCCCAGTCGGCCCAGACCGGCATGCCGTAGCTGTCGATCTGTTCCTCATTGCCACGCAGCGTACCGGCGCCGACACCGGCACCGATCAGTTGCGTGACCAGGGGAACGCGAATTTCCTTGCCGTCTGCGGCAAGGTCTTTCATCCGCACGATCGGATAGGTCGAGTCGGCCCCCATGTAGGGGTCGAAGCGTGACGAACGCAGGAAGTCGGTAGCAGCATCCTTCCTGAATTTGATCAGTTCATTGTTGACGTGGTTTGCGGTGAGGGCCATGGGCCGTCCCTTTCAAAGGACGAACCGACCGGCCGCGCGCCCACAAATGAAAAAACCAGCCGCGAGGCTGGTTCAAAACATCCGAGAGAAGCGTGAGACGATCAGTTCGTGGTTGAGGACCAGAGGTCGTCGTCAGACAGGTCTTGCTGCGACGCCCTCAGTGCAGCGCTCGAACGGCTGACGCCGTTCAACGATGGAGCCAGCATGGGACGGCCGCCTGACTGAGTGGTCTGTGCTTCGGTTCGCCATGCTTCCATGGCGCGTTTGCGAAACTCAGGATCCTTGAGCATGTCATCACCGATCTTCTTGCGATACGCATTGAGGTCGTTGCCGACCTCGGCACGCATCTTGAGCTCGCGAAACCAACCGATCAGCGTTTCACCAGGGTCGGCGGATTGCTGCATGCGCGCCCGCAAAGCGGGATCGACAAGCTGCTTGGCCGCCGCATAGGCCTGATCAAACTCTTCCTTGTAGGTCTTCTGAGCACTCTGAAGACTGAACTCCCGGCGTTCGTTGGTGAGGCGTTCCTCGAAACGCTTCTCCATGTACTCGCGGTAGCCGCGGGGATCGAGCAACGGATCCGGCTCCGGTGGCGGCTCGACAGGCTTTTCCAGTTGCGCTAGGCGCCGCCGGAACTCCTGCTGCTCGTACACCAGACGATCGCGTTCCTGTCTGATCGCATCACGCTCGGCTTGCGCCGCGCGCCGCTCTTCAGTGATCTCCTTCAGCCGCCACGACGGCACCAGATGCGCGTCATCCTCTTTCGGGGATGCCGTATCGAGTTGCTCTGTATCGCCTGGTTTGCCGTCCGGTTTCGGTTCGCTCTGCGGAGGAGGCGCAGGCTCTGGATCCGAGGGTGGTGGAGGGGGAGTCGGGTCCGGTGCCTGTGGGTCGATCGCCTGATCGAACAAAGCGTCTTCAGTCAGTTGAGTGACATCCTCTCGTTCAGCCATGAGTCATCCCTTTATTCCCGCTTGTCGCTGCGGCGCGCTGCCATCTGTCGCTTCAGGCGTGCGTTGCCCCTTGTCGCCCGGGCTGGCGTTTTGAGCCTGTGTCGGCGGCTCGTCCGAACTCAGCGCCTCTCGTCAAACGCAATGCGGCCGCCGGGTGTCGCCAGTTGCGACTCGTTTACCCACTGCGGTGCGTTTGGGGTGGCGTATTGGCTCTCGTTGGAAAACGAACGGTGGTATGGCGTTTTCCAGTAGTCCGAATAGTGCATCTGCTGATCGTTTGAATTGACGCCGCTCACAGCGTGCGGATTTTCCTGCATCAATCCGCGCCAGAAGCCGCGCATGTCATAATCCTGCGTCCTGCTGTCGGGATTAAACGGTACGCGATTGTTGGCAACCCATTGCCGGAACGCGAACTCATCCAGTTGCGGCAGTGCGGTGTTGTAGTCGGTTCGTCCCGGTGTCGCGGCGTACTGCTGATTACCGGCAAACGTCTGCTGCGGGCTCGGCGCCGCGCCCATGATGGCGTCCCACAGTTCAGGCATCGATCATCACCTTGCAGGGGCCGGCGCGTTCGCGGCGGCTTCGCGGTCCATCTTCATCTGGTGTTCGTGATGCTCCTGGTCGATCTTCATCGACGCCATCGCCTTGATGCGCTCGATCTGGAGCTCGGCAGCGGCTTGCATGCGCGCGATTTGCGCTTCGTTCTCGGCGCGCATCCGCTCCAGCATCATGTCCTGCTGCATCTGCCGCTGACGGGCCTGCTCATCGAGTGCTTGCTGCTGCTGCTTCATCACCGCGTCTTGCTGGGCCTGCGCTGCCTCGCGTTGCGCCTTCTGCTGTTCCAGCACGGCATTCTGTTGGGCTTCTTGCCCATCGATCTGCGCCTTGGCCTGCAGCGCCATCATTTTAGGATCGGGCGGCGGCGGCTTGTTCTGCTGCTGGTTGATCTTGTCGATCATCGGTTTTTTCACCGAGGCCGGCAGCGGCGCCAGCATGATGGCGATCTCGGGGAACTGCTGCACGAACTGTGGGCCGAGGCTCTGCAGCACTTGCATGCTGTCGCCCTGCATGTTGATGGTGTCGGGGCCCTCGTCGATGATGATGTCTACGTCGAGCGAACCCAGATCGTTGACGATGAACGGCCGGCCGTACTGGTCAATCTCGAGCTTGTTCGCTTGAAAGAACGTCGCGACATTCTGGTCATCGGTGACGCGGATCCAGCGCTCGGCCTTCCAGTGCCGCTGCACGATGTTCCAGCAATCGCGATAGACCCGGATTTTCCAGTTCTTGAACGCGGTGAGATACGGCCCGAGCTCGGCGATGCCGGCCTGCTGCAACAACTGGATGGCGCGGCCGGAACTATCCTCAAGCCCCTGCCCGATCAGCGCCGGGTTGGGGCCGAAATTCTCGATCTCGTTTTTCGCTTCCTGCAGCAGCTCGAGCTGTCCCTTGAAATCATTGAGTGTGCTTGTATCGGCCTCCATCTTCAGGCCGGGATTGACCTCGACCCAACCGTCAGCCTTGGCCCATTCGCGGCGCGAAACCTCGATGTCATCGACCGCGCCCTTTTCCGAAATCACTTTTCGTGAGTTTAGAAGGTGCAGGGATTTGGAACGGCGGTGATTGATCTCGTCCTGCGGCGATTTGAGATTTCGGGGATAACCATATCGATCCCCATCGTGATCCACTGCCGCAGAGAACATCCGGTAACGCGGGAAGGTTTTGCCCTTCTCGTCCACAAAAGGAGAATCGCCACGCATCAGCATCACGGTGCCGGCGTACAGGCACCAGCGCCACTTGCCGTCCTTGATGTACCAG